AGCTCCTTTTTTATCCAAAAAGGTTGATTTGTCATTTCTTGAATTTTCTTTGGATTGTTGGTTCCAAACTTTACGAATGAGGTACGACTATGTGTCCACTCACCATCTTCTTCCCACTTAAACAACCACGAGTCGTTAGGTCTGATTCGGTTTCCTTGGTAAATCCAATTTGTACTCATATACACCGTTCCTTTGTGTCCTACCTTTGGGTCTGAATAAGAAATCAAGCCCCTAATATGAGGTGCGTTGTCCCTTAACCACTTAAAGGTCTGACCTACAAACCAACTTTCTACATTACACCCATACCCATCAAACACAAACAATCGTGTGAGTTCCAACACTTCGGTTCGGTCAAGTAGGGGTGAAATAGATTGGCCGGAATGTCTACCAATGGGGTCTCCATAAGTAGCAACTCCGACCAACTCTTCATTTACACCTTGAAAAAATTGATGTTCTGACTCTGACTGATAAAACAATCCTAAAGCATAAGATACTTTTGTCCAAATACCACTATAATGGTTATTAATGATTATGTCCTTCGCTACTGATTTAGCGATGGGTCTAACCGAAAATTTGGATGGGTCAAAATATACCTTACCTTCTACTTTCATTGGTAATCATTGAATTCACCAAACAAAATATGAGTCCAAGTCTCTCCCTTAACAATCCTACGAATGTTTGCGGTAGATACTCCATTGTTTCTTGCAAGAACACGAATGTTTCGATGTCCAATAGCCCACAACTTACGGATGGACTTTACTTGGTCTTCCGTAAGTTTGTGTGCTGGGTGTGATTCTCCTCGTAACGACATTCTGAATCGTATCATTCTCCCAATGATTCTTCAATCACTCTTACGATACGATAGGGGTCAGCGTTTGAAGCAGGTCTTCTATCTTCCAAATAACCAATCCAATTTTTAGCAGTTGCTAATGGAACTCGGATAGAAGAACCTCTATCAGCAACACCCCAACTGAATTTGTCAATAGATTGTGTTTCGTGTTTACCGGTCAATCTCATTTCGTTGGATGAACCATAATTTGCAATGTGCTTTGTATGATTCTTTTCAAATGATGAGAAGATTTTATCAAATAATTCCTTACCACCCACTTCTCTCATTTCTTTGGTTGAGAAGTTGGTGTGAAGACCGGAACCATTCCAATCACCAATCATAGGTTTTGGGTGGAACTCTACTTTGAACCCTTGGTCTTCGGAGATTCGGTGTAAAAAGTATCTTGCAATCCACAATTGGTCACAAGCTTCCTTATTACCCTTACCCATCACTTGGAATTCCCATTGTCCCAACATCACTTCAGCGTTGATACCCGTAATGTCCAATCCGGCTGATAAACAAACAACCAAATGTTCTTCTACTACACCTCTTGCGGATACCAATCCACCACCGACTCCACAATAGTATTGTCCTTGTGGCGCAGGATATCCATCCTTTGGGAATCCAACAGGTCTACCATCTTCTACAAAGGTATATTCTTGTTCAAATCCATACCAATTGTTTGGGTGGTCTTCTAATTTTGCTCTGATGTTTGATTCGTGTGGTGTTGCATCTGGGTTTAAAACCTCACACAATGCAATCCAACCATTGTCTCGTTGTGGGTCAACCACCAACTTAACTGGTTTTAATAAACAATCAGAAAAGTGTCCTTCTGCTTGTTGAGTTGATGAACCATCAAATCCCCATTCAGGCAAATCTTCTAATTTTAAACTACCACCGCCTTCAACAATTTTTGTTTTTGAGCGGAGATTTGGCTCTGGCTTATAACCATCCAACCAAACATATTCTACTTTATGTTTCATATTTCTATCCATCACAACTTAAACAATCCGGGTCAGTAGCTTTTACAGCGATATCACCACGAAGAACTGACTCCGTTCTCATATAATAAAGGGTTTTGATACCCTGCTTCCAAGCTTCCATATGGACTTGGTTAATCCACTTTGGAGTTGCTTGAGATGGAAACGCCAAGTTTAGAGAAACCGATTGGTCCACATATTGTTGTCTGATTCCAGCTTGTTTTACCAAATCTAATTGGTTAATCTCTTTAAACGTTTTGTATACATTCTTTACCCAATCAATTTCTTTATTTTGGAAATTAGATTCGGTCATATCAGCACGATTGGTCAACTTACCATTGATGAATCCCCAATTGTCAAGTTCTGCAATATCTTGTACTGAACCACCATCTTGTAAGATTTTATCCCAAGTTTCTTTATTGTTGATACCAATTTTACGGAATACTTTTTCCAATTCAGGGTTTCTACGAATAAAGGTTCCTTTTGCGGTTTGTTCGGTAAATACGTTAGCAGCCCAAGGTTCAATACCTGCGGATACATTACCACTTAATTTTGAGTTTGATACCGTAGGTGCGATAGCCATCAAGTGAGTATTTCTCATACCTGTACCAACACACCATAGTGGTTCACCCAATTCTTCAGCCATAGCACGAGACGCTCTTTCAGCTTCAATACGAATACCAGAGAAAATCTTACGAGTTTCAAACTGAGCGGGTAATCCTTCAAAAGAAATACCTTTTTGTTGTAAGTAAGTATGCCATCCAAGAACTCCAAGACCAAGAGCACGACCCTTTTCAGCTGAACGAACTGAATTCTCAAATCCTCTCATATTCTTTGCTCTTTGGATAAACTCTTCAAGAACACCATCCAAGAACCAAATTGCGGTATAGATAAGGTCGGTATCTTTCCACTCATCGTATTTAGCCAAATTGACTGATGATAAACAACATACAAAAGAGTGTGATTCATCCGTGTGAAGTGTAATCTCACTACAAATGTTAGTCATAAAGACTTTTAATCCGTTTTGTTTGTAAGCCTCTGGATTTTGTTTGTTTACATTACCCTTAAACATAATGTAAGGTTCGCCAGTAGCTTTTCTTTTCTGAAGTACCTTACCCCATTTTCTACGAGCTTCAGCATCACCCTCTTCAAGTTTTCTCATAAACTTATCACCAATGATTACTGATTGGTGTAGGTTTAGGGACTGGCGGTTTACATCGCCTTTTGGTTCACGAATTTCAATCCATTCATCAAAGTCGCCGTGTTCAATGTTTAGGTTAATGGCAGCAGCACCTCTACGAACTGACCCTTGGTTTGTAGCAAGGATGGTTGAATCATAGATTTTACAAAATGGTACTACGCCATCGGATGTTCCGTTACCCGTAATTCGTGACCCAGCAGGTCTAATCATATTTACACCAATACCAACACCACCACCGTGTTTGGCGAGTAGCATCATTTCAAGGTTTTTCGCCCCAATTTCTTGGATTGAATCACCGACATCAATACCGAAACAAGAAATCGGAAGACCCCTATCGGTGCCAGTATTAGAAAGTACAGGAGTAGCAAGATTAAGCCACCCACGCCAGATATAATCAAAAAACTTGCTAGCAAGATGAGGTTTACCCAACCTACGTGCAACAGCTGTTGAGACTCTCCAATATGCGTCTTTTGGAGTTTCTCCTGCGAGGAGATATCCTTTTGAGATTGTTTTAACATAAATTTCAGTATTACCCCAAATTGGGAAATCTACTCCAAGCTCCCAACCTAGCTCTTCTCCATAGTTCTTTGCCATTAGTTTTCCTCTTTTACAAAAATTCCGTTTTGAGTTTTACCTTTGCGGTCTTTGATTTCATTCCAAGCGGATTCCAAACACTCTGATGGTTCGTATCCTAATTGTTTAGATAAAATAATCAAAGTGACAAAAGTATCACCCAACCCATCTTTAATTTCATCATCCTTACTCTTGAGCATTGCGCCCATAGTTTCCCCCAACTCTTCCATCACTTTCATAGATTGTTTTGGAGCGTTTTCTTGGGATAGGATTCCCTTATCATCAGCCCATTGGGTGATGTTCTCAATTAATTCATCAAATGTTTTCATATAATTTATTTTAGAAGATATCTTCCCAATCCTCACCCTCGTTTGCCTTGGAATAATCGGTTGGGCGTAATGCGAAAAAGTCAGTATGAGTCAAACCGCCTGTCAAGTGGTAGAACCACTCCAATTGGTCTGCGGATTCTTTTTCGTAGTTAAAGTGTGGTTCATAACCTAACTCTACCAATTTTTCATTAGCTCTTTTACGAATGAAGTTTTTCAAATCTTTTGCTTTAAGATTTTCAAGGTCACCCATCTCAAACATTTTGTCAATAAAGTTTTCTTCAAGCTTTACAACTAATTCAGCAGCTTCAAGAACCGAATTTCTGACATCATTTTTTAAACTTGGAAACTCATCACAAATGTGTCTGAAAAGTTGACATCCCATCTTTGAGTGAAGTGATTCATCTCGTACCGACCACTTCATTTGTTGACCAATACCCTTTAAGAGGTTTCTCATTTGAAACGAATACAACACAGCGAATGATGAATACAAAGAAACACCTTCAGCAAACGCTGAAAAGATTGCTAATGACCTTGCAACATCTTCTCTAGCATCCCTATTCCACTTCAAATCCTCGTGAGTGTATTCTGCTTTAGTTTGAATCAAAAGTTCAAATTTCTCAGCAGTTGCAGGTTCGTGTAAGAACGCAGCAAAATCTTCAAGACCAAGTGTTTCATTCAAGTATGAGTAAGCGGTAGCGTGAATAGTTTCTTGCGAACCAAACATCATAGCCATTTGTTTGATTTCGTGTTTTGGGAACCATTTGGTTACCATACCGGTCCAATAGTCTGAAACCGCACATTCCGTTTGAGCAAATCCTAATAAAATGTTTCCTACCAAGTTTTTTTCGGAAACTGACAAATTTTCATTCCAATCTTTCACATCACCCTGCATTGGGATTTCGGTGTGTAGCCAGAACGCTTGAGCTTGTTTCAGCCAACCTTCGGTATAATAAACGGGATACTCAAAGGGTTTATATGGGATTCGTTCATCGAATAATGACATACGATTTCTCCTTTAAAAAGTTAAACATATTTTGGTGTGGGTGAATATACATAGTGGTTAGAAATTGATTTCACCCTTCATTTCTTTATATTTCTGAGCAAGTTCTTTTCTTACTAAACTCTCCCCACCTTTCATCTCTTTTTTGGTTTGTTGACCAGAAATGGAATCATCGTTATAGATGGAAATTTCACCGGTTGAAAAGTTGGCTTTTGATGGGAAAGTCATACCATCGGGTCCAAAACGATTTTTGATAACGTGCCATCGGCCAGTTCCAGCAAGTTTGTCTTCAATCTTACGAGAAAGGGATACCACAAAGTCAGCAGTCATCATTTTGGAGAAAGAACCTGCAATTTTTGTACCTGTAATAATGTCATCTTCTGCGCCACTTCGGTTGATTTGAGACGCAGTGTAGATGGGAACTTCATACTCTCCAGCCATACCTCTCAAATCCTCAAAAATGGTTTCCAACTCTTCGTGTCGTTCTTTGTTAGAGGGTCCACGTAGTAGGTCAGCATAGTCAACAATTACTACATCAGGTTTTTTACCTTGTAAAATCATCTTATCCATATGGGCTTTCAATGAAGTTACGCTGGCGGTTTTGGTAGGGTAATGTTTTACAATCAGGTCTCCTTTTACACTCGTAACTGATTTTTTAACATCTTCCATATTGTATTTCAGATTTGCAACTGCAATCTTACTCAAAACAGCATCGTATCGTTGTCCTACATACCCTTCATTTAATTCAAGGGTGTAGTGAGCCACAGTCTTACCTAATTTCATCGCCGCCACGCCGATGTTAACTAAAGACCACGACTTACCGATGCCAGGAGGGGCGGCAAATAAAACCAACTCACCTTTTCCAAAACCACCTTGCGTAATTTCATCAATAACCTGCCATCCTGTTGATACTACATTTCTGATAGAATCTTCGTATCGTTCCACAATCATGGTTTTGTATTCGTGACCCAAATTAGAATCTTGACCTGCTTTCATAGCATCATCAACCTTCCGTTTAATCACATCATACTTACCTTGTTCTAATAACTCTACGGAATCAAGGATAGCGTTCTTAATACATTGATTTTTACAAAAGTCAAGAGTTTGTTCTTTAACATAGTCCAAGTCATCACTTTCAAGGTGATTCCACGCAAATTTAAGTGTGTCTACAACAGTTGTTTTTAGAACATCCCTATCTATGGTATTGATTCGGACTTTCAACACATCCAGCGTTGGTAGTTTTTCGTATTCTTCAACATAAGACATAACCTCACGAACCAGCCACTCCGATGATTCTGAATCAAAGTATTCTGGTTTTAGGATGTCAAATACTTGGCGAGAAAAACTCCTATCACCTAACAGCGCCGATATAATTTTATTTTGGAACGAGGTTCCGTATTTACTTCCGAATTTTTCCATAGACACTAATATACGACTTTATTTTGAATTATCCAAATCTTAAACCAAACGAAGTGGTGATTTATAAACATAACCTTCTGCATATTTTTCAATGTGTTTTGGAAATGGATATATTACATTACGCTTGTAGATTCCATCAACCAATTGATAGTGGCTGAGGTCTTCAATCTGACCATCTCTTACAAAATAGTTTGATAATTCGTAGTTTTCGTGTATTTCGTTTAGTTGACCTGTTTTTGAGAATTCATCAATTCGCCATAATTTTTCTTGATATTGTAAATCCACATACAAATGTAAATCAAACGCTATACCAACAATACCCTCAAAACACTTTTTAATTAGTTCTGGTTTGTATTCACCTATTAAAGCAAAGTCAACATCCCAGCTCATCCAATCTTCTAAAATACCACCCATAGTGTATAACTCAAAGTTATATACTTCCGATACTTCAGATTTTATCCTTGATATTAGAGTTTTAAATAATGGGTGTTCTACACCACCAATTGAAAACCAATTAGTAGCGGAGAATGGTCCGTATTGTATTGACCCATACCAAACTCGTGTATCAAAATCATTTACCATTTAAATGCTTCTTAATGAGGGTATCTAAATTTAGAAAAGAATTTCTTAACCAAGAATCAACATCAGCAAAAGCGGTATATAATTTATCACCCATAAACATTTTCTTAAACTCAATCATATCCAATTGATTGGTCCCATTATCCATAATGGCTCTAACATTAGATTTTATAGATGATGCAATTTCAGGGTCTCGTAGCTGCATAAGGTCAAAGTTCATTCGTATAACATCTATGTTATCCATCAATTTTTTTGATAACTTTTCATCTACATTAGAACATTCGTTTATAAACTCATCTAACTCTAATTCACCATTATTTAAGAATGACATTTTAGACTCTATGGTTTTATCACCAACACCTTTAACACCTTTGATATTATCAGAAGCGTCTCCGGTTAGAACACGATAAAATACAAGATTTTGTGGTATTACACCATATTCTTGTCTAACCAATGACTCATCATACATTTTCTTTTTATTAGAAGACCATACTTTAATTCGTGGATTTACCAATTGAAGAAAATCCTTATCGGATGATACAATTACTACTTCTTTTTGGAAATAATGATTTGCAAGATATGCAATGATATCATCCGCTTCAACGTGGTCAATATATGTTAATGATACCGGCAATACTTGTAGGTATTCAATCAGTCGTGAGAACTGATATCGCATTGATTGTTGTTGGTCTTCCAAGTCTTCATAACCAGCCAATCGGTTGATTTTGGTAAGACCAGTACGACCCTCTTTATAACCACTATATTTTGATTTTCTACGCTGGGAACCACCCTTACCATCAAATACAACAACTACACGAGTTGGTTTAAGAGTTCGGATGGAGGCTGCGGTGGATAA